GGCATTGCAAATGCTGATGAGGTGCTTCTAGATCATATGGGACGAGTTGTTGAAGGTAAAACTAAATCAGAATATGATAGAGAACTAGAAGGTCAAGAAAGTCAAGAAGGTGCAGGATTTGGAGAACAGACAGTTACTCCTGGACCAATGCCTGACCCAGGGTTAAGTCGTATTCCGTATTCAGTTCATCTTAAAAATGACAATGGAAAACCTATGTACCATCCTTGTAAGAACGAAGCATGTGAAAAACAAGGTGCATATCCTAAGAAGAATGTTTTCCAAGACAACGTTGCTACCCCGGCTAACCCAAATGGTACGTCTATACCGTATACGTTACAGAAAACGTGTAGTACCTGCAACACTCCTAGAGAACCAATTACTCGTAGAGTAGGTTAAAAAATTATTATGGATCGAAATAATAATTTACAAAAAGGAATGAAACAACCAGGGCAAATAAATCCCGGTACTTTGCGCTATGATGCTAGGCTTGCCTACGAAATGTTAAACCAACAGCGTAAACCTGACCGCGGTATCTATAAGACCCCCGGTCGTGGAGCTCAAGGAGAGTCAAGTAACTAATGGGTAGAAAACTTGAAAAGGGCAAAAAAGTAGCTGGCAAGTCTGGTAGTTCTCATACTTACTATGAAGAGGGTTCAAAACAAAATGGTGGGCGTAAGATTGCTGTAACCCGGTACAAAGGTAAAGACGGGAAGTGGCATACTAAGACAAAGAACGCCGCTAGAGACAAATACCAACGCAGTGGCCATAAAGTACACAGTGGCCAAGACGTTGATCATAAAGACAATAATAAAAACAATGACTCAGGCAGTAACCTAAGGGCAATATCCAAAAGCGAGAATGTTGGAAAAGAAAACAAACGTAGGGCAGGAAAGAAAGGCAAGTAATGTCTGTTAAAACCAAAAAAGCAATTAAATTCTATTTACAGGTATTTTTAGGTGCTGCTTTGGCATCGTTTATGACTGCAGGGATTGATGTATTTTCCCTTGGTGTAGATGATCTCAAAACCCTAGTCAATGCCGGAATTGGTGCAGTGGTCCCATTGCTCTATAAAGCTCTAAACAAGAACGATCCAGATTTTGGAAGGACTCGATAAATGGAAGGTTTGGCAGAAGCACTCAAAGTCTTGCTAAGCAATACAGTGGCTTTTGCCTACCGCGTCCAGGGTCATCACTGGAACGTGGAGGGCGTAGATTTTCATCAATTTCATGATTTCTTTGAAGATATCTATGAAGATGTATTTGGATCTGTTGATCCAATAGCGGAGAACATCCGTAAACTTGGGCAGTATGCCCCATTTCGTCTAGAACGATTTGTCGAATACAAAACTTTGCCAGACAGTGGCCGTACAGCTACGGATGGCCTATCGTTGTGCCGAGATCTTGTAGAAAGCAACGATTTCTTAATAAATGAACTAAAATCTATTTTTAAAATTGCCGACCAAGCTGATGAGCAAGGAATAGCCGATTTTATTGCTGGTCGTATTGACATGCACCAGAAGTGGGCTTGGCAACTTAAGGCAGTGGTTAAATAACCTTGACGAGGGCAAAATAATAAGTAATAATTGGGGAGCATCCCGATCAGATGCAAACCGACCCTCTAGAGAAAAAGGTAAATAATGGCAAGAGAATCATGGGAAGAAGTATCTTTCCAAGTTTTCGAAGATGAAGACGGTGTTCTCCGTTCTGGGTACTACCCAACCGGTGAAGGCCTAGTAGACGGCGATATGCTCGTCGATTTTGTATGGGGTAACTTCCCACTACAACCAAACGAAGACCGCGTAAACAATGCAGGTGAAACTGTAGTCGTAGCAGCAGATGCTGACCAAAACTATGACTGGAGCGGATACTCCGTATATCCTAGCGAATTGCTAGATGCAGACCTAGATAACCACGCAATTGCTTTGGCAAATTACGCAGGTTATCCAGAATTTGTTGTATCACAAGCTAACTACATCGTTACAGCTGTTGAAGGTGACGGAACAACTGTTACCTACACTGCTCAAAACAGACTTAAGGTTGGAGATGTAGTAACAATTACACGTCTCCCATCCTCTGTATTTAACCTATCAAGCGTAACCGTAACTTATGCGGATGCCCTTAAGTTTAAGGTTGCAAACTCAGCAAATGGTGAAGATGTATACGGTGCTCGCGGTCGTGTAGAAGTTATTTCTACAACTGATGACGGTGCATACTCTGGTGGAGTAGCCTATGTTACTGTACCAGATGTTCGCGGATTCACTACAGCATTAGCACAAGATGATCTACGTGACGCAGGTCTTGTTGTAACTACTGCTACAGCAGCAACTAACTCTAAGATTGACGTAACCCGCTTTAACGCTACAAGCGCTACAGTGGCTGTTGTATATGCAACAGGTGCGCATACAGCGTTCCCAACAGGTACTAAGGTTGAGCTCTTTACTGGAACTCCTGCAGGCGTAAGCCCTGTAAACCTACCTGCATATGCAATTGGTACCTGGACCGTTACAGGTTCAGCAGGCTCCGGACAGATTACAATCTCTGGCTCAGGGTTCACAGTGGCCGACACCACAGGTATCAACGCAACTGATACTCTTGCTGGTAAGGCTGGAACAATCAAGACTCAAAGCGTCGCTGGTGGTGCCGCAAGCATCGCAGCAGGTGCTGCAGTTACGATTACCCCTTGGGCAACTGCTACCGCATAAACATACAAAAAAGCCCCAGCCGTTTGGCTGGGGCTTTTTTATTAGTACCAATTGTGGGTGTTGAAATGATCAACAGCCCCGCAAGGCGTACCATAGCGAGATTTGATGTATACAAGACCCCAGTCTATTTGGGTTTCGGGATTCGTTCTCCAATCTTTTCCTGCTGATGCCATCTTGTTCCCAGGCATTGCCTGTGGGATGCCATACGCAGAAGAGTGTGGATTCTTGGCTTTATGGTTCCAAGCCGACTCTTTGCCCCAGAGGTAATACAAGCATGATACTTGCTTACCTTTCCATCCATACTTTTTAGCCATCTTTTTCTTGGCGTAGAGTTTAGATGTTCTAGGTCCTACTTCCTTTCCTTTGCTAGTTGGGATACGGTTTTTGGTTTTTGCGGAATCTTCTGCGCCTGCCGACGCAACTACAGCTGGTGCTGTAGTTTCTAGAGCCGGAGCTCCAGAATAAGTTCCTGGGATTAACAGCACCAAAAATGATGCCATTAAGGCAGTTGCTTTGTCCATAGACTTTACCTTTTCTGTTAGGGAAACCTACAGATCAGGGACTTGCATGAATAAGTATACCATGTAAAGGCAGTTAACTCTGATTTTTGGGGTAAAATAGGGGATCATTAGATAACAAATCTATCCGAAAGGATCAAAAATCGTATGAAATGCGACAATTGTAAAGTAGAACCAGTATACGTAATTGATACTCGTGGGGCAAATATCCAATTTTTTTGTGAACGACACCTACCATTATTCTTACGCGATAAAAGCCGTAAACCTTTCTTGACTAGATGGTCTAAAGATTATGTGCCTCCTGTTCATGGACTACCCGGACTTCAGGAAGAAAAGAAGGCAGTAGCCAAGAAGACTGCAAAGAAGAAGGCAAAAGTCAAGGCAGTAGCTGAAGAGCCTGTAGAAGAAGTACAGGTAGTGGTCGAAGATGTAACAGTGGCCGAAGAGGCAGTAGTTGAAGCAGTAGCCGTAGTGGAGGAAGTAAATGAGTCGGATAGAGAGAATTCAGGCGAAGCAGGGTCATCCAGTACCCTCTAGGTCTCTTCCTATACAGGGGCCTTTTCCAAGAGAGATTTTTAGTCATCCACCTGTTGTCGATAATTACGAACAGATTAGTGGTAATGGTGGACCTGAAATTCCATTTGGATCTACAGCACAAAATAACTTTAAACCTTTACGATGGTTTAGATGCAACCAATGCAACAGCACTGTAAAACATTCTGATTTAGAATACCATGTTTGTGAAATACGTCAAAGCACATATTTAAATGATTATGAAGACGATTACTATGACGATGATGACTATGAAGACGAAGAAGACGAAGATGATGATTATGATGATTATGATGACGGAAGATCATACTAATGGTTGAATTTAATCCTTTTAACAATAGACAAATTTTTTCAGCATTTTATGATCCTAAAACTGGCAAAAAAGGTTATGTAGGCCATTATGTAGAAAGAGCCATGGATCCAAATGGACTATCAAATGACATTGATGATGCAATGCGAGAAGGTATTAATGAGGCTCTTGAAAGAATTGGGTATTTTACAAAAGATGAACAAGATAGAATTTATGCTCAACAAATAGCAATAGAAGCGGCTTGGGAAATTAAAAAAGGACAAGCTCCTGATAAACCCACTCCAACTAGTTTAGTACCTGGAGCGCCTACAAGAGGGTATGAATATGGAATAGTCGATAAATACGGTCGGCTTTTACCGCAAAGGGAAAATATATTAAGTCCTTTGTATCCAGGACAAGAAGGCATTGAGCCGGTACTATTTTCAGCTAAAGAAAACGACGTAGAAATTCCTACAGCTACTACAAATCCTAATAGACCTAGAACAGTGGCTGCAGCTTATGATGCTTCTAAATACACTATGACAATTATTTTTAGAGATGGAACTTTTTATAATTATTATGGAGTTGACAACGACGAGTGGTTAGGTTTTAAATCTACATCTAATAAAGGTCGGTACATTAAAACATATCTTGACTCTAAAACTAGAGGCCCAGCAGATGTATCAAAGATTGATAATTCTGTTAGAGTCGCTCTAACATCTGCTGCAGCTTTAGCTCAAAGATTGTATGGTGGAGGTTTAACCCCAGAAGCTTCTTTAAAAACTAAAAAAGGTGCTAAAAGAAAGTTTATTAAAGAGTATACTGCGGCACGAAAGGCTAATAAGAAAAAATATTAAGGTATAAATATGGCGCAAATTAAATCGGTAAAAAAGGTGTATTGGCACATTTTAGAGTATCCAGTAAAACCAAAGGTTTTTATAGAACGAGCTGAAACCCAAGAAATAGATGATCAGTATCGTCGTGGAAAGGGCTTTGCTATAAGACTTCCCCTTACTAGATATGCTCTTGTACTTGGTTTGTGGATTAGCAGTCATGAAGAAGGAGAAGCATTAACTTATGCCATTAGCGGCAGAATTATGGATGATGATGAAATAAACTGGGATGTAGTCCGGTTTGGAGAAGTGGAGAGCTAATGTTTAAATTTAAAAAAGAAGAACAACCTAAAGTAGAAAAAACTAAAATACAAAAACGTGTTGAAAAACTTTCTACTCAAGAACTAATGGGTTGGGCAGATCAAGCCATATTTGGTGTTGGTCGTGCTATGTCAGATTGGCAAAGATTTGGAAGTCCGGATTCTTTGGAAGAAGCTATATTAGGAGCAGAAGCTCTTCATGAAGTTTTAAAAATACTAAAAGAAAGAACTGATAATGACGTTTAATCCAGATCTTTTTGTAGAAATTGAAGAAGAAATAGTTGAAGAAGAAGAAATTGATGAATTATCAAAAGAGTTTATTGCTAACTTAGTTGATAAAATTATGGCGTTTATGGTTTTGCTTGTAGGCCATGAATTACACCCATATCAAGAACCTCTTGCTCGTAGAATAGTGCAATCCGTTCTTATAAACGACGGTGAAGAAATTACAGCTCTTGCATCACGTCAGTCAGGTAAAACAGAAACAGTGGCCAACATAGTGGCTACACTTATGGTTATTCTTCCACGCCTTGCACGAATGTATCCAGATCTTCTTGGTAAATTTAGAGGTGGAATTTGGGTAGGCATGTTTGCACCTATCGCTTCCCAGGCAGAAACATTATTTAGCCGAACAGTAAGCCGACTCACATCTGAACGTGCACTTGAAGTACTCGGTGATCCAGATATTGAAGATAGCCCGGATAAAGCGCCTGGTGTTACTAAGAACATCAGACTTAAAAATTCTGGATCAAGCCTTCTCATGATGACTGCAAACCCACGAGCAAAGATTGAATCTAAATCATTTCATCTTATCATTATTGACGAGTGTCAGGAAGCAGACGATTTCGTAGTATCTAAGTCTATTTCTCCAATGGGTGCTTATTACAACGCTACGATTGTAAAGACTGGAACCCCTACTACAAGCAAGAATAACTTCTATAAAGCAATTCAGTTAAACAGACGACGACAGACAAGTCCTAAAGCAAAGCAAAACCATTTCCAATGGGATTGGCGAGATGTTGCCAAATGTAACCCAAACTACGAAAAGTACATCAAAAAAGAAATGCTTAGAATTGGTGAAGAGTCTGACGAGTTTCAAATGGCATACAACTGTAAATGGTTACTAGAACGAGGTATGTTTATTACATCCAGTATCATGGATGAAATTGGAGACACTTCTCAGGAAATAGTTAAATCTTGGCATAAAAGCCCAGTAATTGCTGGAGTTGACCCAGCTCGTAAAATGGATAGTACAGTGGTCACGGTTGTATGGGTGGACTGGGATAGACCAGACGAATTTGGTTATTATGACCATCGTGTATTAAATTGGCTTGAAATCCAAGGCGATGACTGGGAAGAGCAGTACTTTCAAATTGTTAACTTTCTCAGCGCCTATGACGTAGCGGCTGTAGGTATTGACTCAAACGGTGTTGGTGATGCAGTAGCCCAAAGACTTAAAATTTTGCTACCTAGAGCAGAAGTACACTCAATTTCCTCCAGTGCTACAGAGCAGTCTAAACGTTGGAAACATTTACAAGCCTTAATTCAACGCCGCATGATCTCTTGGCCAGCACATGCCAAAACAAGAAGATTAAGAATTTGGAAGCGTTTTTACCAACAAATGACCGATGCTGAAGTAAAATATAAGGGCCCTAACTTTACGGTTGCGGCTCCTGATGAAGCTCACGCTCACGATGACTTTGTAGACTCATTAGCCATTGCTTGTGCTTTAACCCAGGATATGGTGATGCCTACAGTAGAAGTCTCAAGTTCCCCATTTTTCTAAATATTTTGGGGTTTACTACGACAAAATCGCTTTATAGGTAGACACTTTTCCCGAGGATCCTCAAATTCCCTATAGGAGAAAAAACATGGCAAATAACACTGCTCCGGTGCCTCAGTTCCCAGAAAGAATGAGCCCAGTATACGAAAGAACCATGAGTCCTGCTCAAACAGGTCTTCGTGGCCCACTTCGCTTTGAAGAAGGTATTGCTACCGACACTGACGTTCCACAAGAATTTCAGAATGGTTCAATGCAAGGTTATATGACCCCTCCAGGTCGTCCTAACCACAACATGAACGTATTTGAAAAGTATCCAGAAGAGACAATGCGTGAACGCGCACACGTCGGTTCTGCTGCATGGGTAGAAGCCCCAGAATACGTAAACGAATTTGCTGACGGAACATTTGCTGATTATGCAGAAGCTTCTTTCGAAGAAGTTATGCGTGACGGCTCCAGCTATCGTCGCATGAACCCAGCCACTGTTTCTGACTAAGGCTGTGACAGTCTTCCTAGCCTCGTGTTCCCTTCTCCGAGGCTGGGAAGACACTTTTAGGAGAGTTTAAATGTTACCCGCAAATCCCCAACTTTGGAATCGATTAGTTTCGCAATCTAGAGCAAAGTTTCCACACAGTAACCCAAAAGGTGGTATGACTCGTGCGGAGATTAACTGGGTAAAGGGAGAGTATGATAGAGAAGGTGGGCAATACGTGAATTCCAAATCTGATATAGATCCAAGATTTAGAGATTACAAAAAAGAAGAACAAGACAAAGAGCGCCGTAAAGAAAATGATAAGAAAAAACGGCGAGCTCGCGGTGAGATTGTATATTAAACTATAAAGCAACAGGAAGGCTTTAATGAGTATTGATTTTTCGCCCCCTAGTTATAGGGCAGCGTCATCAGATTTAACTATCTCAATTTCACCTTTGGGACTAGTAGAGCTTGCAGACGAAGAGTTTGAAGTACACGGTCCTCGCTTAAATCGTTACTCGTTAAACTGGGCAATGTATCTTGGTCACCATTGGGCGTACCGACGCGAGATCGGTGAATCCCAAATGGTTTATAACTATTATAGAGCATTTACTGACTATTTGATTAACTTTACATTTGGTAGAGGGGTTCAGTTTAGAAGCCCAAGAGAAACTGAGGCAATTGTTCCTGATCTTCTACAACGAGTTTGGGAAGTAGACAATAATAAACACCGTGTTCTTTGGGAAATGGGTCAGCAAGGTGGCGTATCCGGAGACTGTTTTGTAAAGGTTGCATATGAAGAAGCTTATGAAGATTCTGTTGGGCGTGTTCACCCGGGAAGAGTCAGAATCCTCCCCCTTAACTCCAGCTTTTGTTTCCCCGAGTTCCACCCGCACGATAGGAACCGTCTCATTCGATTTAAACTTAAATATCGATTCTGGGGAACTTCTCTTGAAGGTACGCGTCAAGTCTACACATATACGGAAATTCTCACAGACGATCGAATCGAAGAATACATTAATGACGAACTTATCGATTCCAGAGAAAACCCTTTAGGCGTAATTCCAATTGTACATATTCCAAACGTTCACGTTTCGGGATCTCCATGGGGTCTGTCAGATTGCCATGACATCATTATTCTTAACCGCAACTACAATGAAGTGGCAACAGACTTAGCAGATATTATTAATTATCACGCTGCTCCTGTTACCGTAATTATTGGTGCTAAAGCTAACCAGCTTGAAAAGGGTGCCAAGAAGGTTTGGGCAGGTCTTCCTAAAGACTCCCAAGTCTTTAACCTGGAAGGTGGATCGGCTGGTATTCAAGGAGGTCTTGAGTATCTACGGCTTATCAAAACATCAATGCACGAAATGATTGGTGTCCCAGAAAGTGCTTTGGGACAGGTACAGGCTATTTCTAACACCTCTGGCGTAGCTCTCTCTATGCAGTATCAACCATTGATGAATCGCTACCAGCAAAAAATTATTCAATATTCTTATGGAATTGAACAAATAAATGAATTAGTTTTATTAAACTTAGCTGTGAAAGAACCAGAAGTATTGGTGTATAATCCAGCAGTAAATGGACCGATTCACGAAGGTCAGTACCCACAACTAGACCCGAATGATCCTCTGACTTATCAGACAGTTATTCATTTCCCACCTCCACTTCCTCTAGACAAATTAATTGTCTTGAACGAAATTCAGACCATGATGTCTATGAATCTAGAGAGTAGACGAGGTGCTCTTCGTAAACTTGGCGAAGAATTTCCGGATGAGAAGCTTGAAGAAATCAGAGAAGAGCTTATGGAAGACGCAAAGGCTGACGGTGCTCTTAATATGGTTAAGAGCCAGATTAACTCAGCTATTGCTCTTCTTACAGGAATTGTCCCAGAAGGTGTTGATCCAAATGCTGTTGGAATTAACACCCCATTTGAAGCTCAGACCATGGGTCAGCTTCAAACCGATCTCGTTACAAAAGCCTATGGAACTAAGATTCCACAGCGCAGAAACCCTGATAACGTAGACGATTAATAAAGGTTTAGGCAGACAAATTGTCATAAATTTGGTTGCCTAGGAACATACAAACTATACCGCAGGTCATCGTGGCATTTATTCGGAAAACGACCTCTTAACACAAAGGAACAGCTATGTCAGAAACTAGAAATTCTGAATACCTCGTTGAAGGAATTGGTAAAGAAACCTTCTTAGAAGAAATTAACCAACCAAACGTAGAGGTACCTCAACCTTCTGAAACTTCAGCAGAACCTAGATTCACTGAAGAAGATATTAAAAAGGTTAGAGAACAAGAAAAAGCAAAACTTTATCCGCAAATCGAATCCCTAAAGGAAGAAGTTTCAAGCCTTAAAAAGTTGGAACTTGAACGAAATGCAGAAGAAGAACGCCGACGCGCTGAGCTCGAAGCCGAAGCAAAGCGTAAGGTAGAAGAAGAAATGGACGTTCGCGAACTTCTTAAGAAAAAAGAAGAAGATTGGAAAACCCAATTAGAACTTGAACGACAAGAACGAGAGAAGGCGTTTGCTCTACTTGAAAGAGAGCGAGCATTTGCTGAACTTACAGAGTATCGAGCACGTCGTCTTGAAGATGAACGCGACAATATTATTCCGGAACTGATCGATCTAATCACTGGTAATACACGAGAAGAAATTGAAGAAAGCATTGCTGGACTCAAACTTCGATCATCACGGATCATAGACTCTGCGCAACAGGCTATGCAGTCTGCTCGCAAAGAAATGACTGGGAGTCGGGTAACATCCCCTCCCTCAGGCCCCTTGGACAACAATTCGGATCAAGCACAGGTCACGGCAGAACAAATTGCTGCTATGTCGGTAACTGAATACGCCAAATATCGTTCTAAGCTTCTTGGACAAGCAGCTTCAGAACGAAACAAGGGTCTCTTCGGCTAATAAAACTATCCACCCCCTGATTTAAAGGAGAAAGCCAACCATGGCATCAGGTATCACAGGTACCGGCAATCTTGCCGCATCCCCCACAGCCTATTCGGGTACTAATTCACAGCTTACCCAGGCTATTCAAGTAATCTGGTCAAAGGAAATCTTGTTCCAGTCAATGCCAATCCTACGCTTCGAACAGTTTGCTGTTAAGAAGACTGAATTGGGTGTTGCACCTGGTCTACAGATTAACTTTATGCGTTACAACAACCTCGGCGCAGCTTCTGCTCTCGTTGAAGGTGTTCGTATGCAGACCAACGCACTGACTGCACAGCAGTTCAGTATCACCGTTGCTGAGCATGGCTACGCCATCGCAGTATCGGAACTCTTGCTTAACGCATCATTCGATGACGTTATGGCTTCTGCATCCCGCTTGCTCGGTCGTAACATGGCCCTCTACCTAGATGGTCAGGCTCGCGATACCCTTATGGCAGCATCATCAGTTCTTTACGGTTACTCAGCTCCTGAGGTTTCAACCGCTAAGTACGGTGCTTACAACAATGGTACAGCAGCTGAAAGCCGTGTAGAGCTTGATGGCGACTTCTACTTGAGCCCAGCTCTCGTTAAAGACGCTGTAGAAACCTTGGCAACAAAGAACATCCCAAGACTGGGTGAAACCTATGTTGCGTTTGTACACCCACACCAGAGCCGTAAGCTCCGTGACAATCCAGAATTTATCGAAGTCACGAAGTACGCTGCTCCAGGTAACTTCATGCTCGGTGAAATTGGCCGTCTTTATGACTGCGTATTCATTGAAACCACTCAGGTGGAGAAGGTTCCTGGCGGTGCAGGTGTAGGTTACACAGGCGACACCGCTGTTGCCCCTGTAATCCCAACCGGTGGCGGTTACACCACCCCAATCACCAAGGAAGGTGACGGAGACTCAGATCGTTACTCCGCAATCTTTATTGGTGACAACGCATTCGGTCACGCAATCTCATTGCCAGTCGAATTGCGCGATGGTGGTATCCTCGACTTCGGTCGTGAGCACGCACTCGCTTGGTACGCAATCTACGGCCTCGGCTTGATCACTGATCAGTCAGTCGTTATCGCAGAAACCAACTAAAACAATTGTGG